CATGATTTGCATTTGTTGCTGTTGTAACTGTTGTTCCTGCTATCACTGTAGCTAAAGCTGTACCATTAACTGTAATAGCATCAGCTTCTAATGTACCATCTATGTCTGCATCACCACTAACGTCTAGTGACCCTGCATCTAATTCACCTGAAAGAGTTATGTTTCTAAATGAAGATACATCTTTGTTTGCATCTACTGTAACTGTTTTACTTGCAACAACTGTACCTACAGATGCACCTGTGTCATTGTAATTTAATTCGTCAGTCGTAACTGTAGCACCATCTAGTATCTCTAGTTCAGCTTCTGATATTTCAGCAGAACCTATAGTTACTGTTCCTGCAAAAGTAGTATTAGCACCACTAAATGTTACAGCAGTTGTACTGCCTGATTTAAGTATAAGATTACCTGATGTATTAGTAAGTGAACCAAACTGTGTTCCATTATCTTTTAAGACAACATCCCCACCGTCTGCATCTAGGGTTATATCTCCTGCCGCATCTAAAGTAACACCACCAGCACTAGCTAGTTTAATTGAATCAGCACTTGTGCCATCAGATACTAAGTCTAAGTCACCGTCTGCATTACTGAATATATAAGTACCTGTATCATTGAAGTAAAGTTTTTCAGTGCTATTAAGCATGACATCATCATCAAATCTAAAATGGTCATCCTCAGTACCACTATTATCGTGACCTATCCATCTTAAAAGTCCATCTCTTTCTTCACCATCAAAAGTTATAACAACGTCTTGATTAGTTGTACCTGCACCTATTGTTACTGTATTACTTGCAAGTGAAGTAATAGCACCACCATTACCTGTAGTACCATCATGCGAGTGTCCACTGCTTGCGGCAAAAGCTGCAACTAGCTGGTCAAACTCTTCATTGGTGTGAGCTGCTTGTATAACGTCACCATCAGTGTACGTTTTTTGTCTTACATAATTATCACCCATTTATCTTCTAGCTCCTAGTTGATATTCTAATTGAAACCCTTTTAATGAATAGGGTGCAGTTGTACCACCATCATTCACTCTTAATGCTACAGCAAATCCTGAACCCTCTACTGACTGCCTAACTAAAGGCTGTGATGTACCACCATATGTAGGTGTTCCATAAACAGATGTGCCGTATATAGCAACAACATCTGTAGAATCTAAAGGATAGGCTGATGGTCTTGGAGAATCTTTATCTTCATAATCATACCTAACAAACAAGTCAGCATCTACCGCTGCTTCAGGGTTATAATTAACAATAACTCTTTGCATATGCTTACGTATTCCGGGGTCATTAAATGTTAAGTCAGGACTTCTATAACGACCTAATATACTAGTGCCATCAAATGTATTACCTGATTCTTGTCTGTATATATACCCTGTTTGATATGCACCGTGTAAAACTATTACATTACCTTCTGATACAAAGCTGTCTGTACATGCAGGTCTTATGCCTACTATTTCAGAGAACTCAAACTTCTGTCCTTTGAGTACACATATAATACCTTTAGTTTGATTTTCTCCAACACTTGACTTAGTAAAGAATATTCTGTATTGTGTCTTATCAGTTATAACTGCCGACTCAAACTCTGTAGCATTAGCTATGTTATCATTAAAAATAGACTGCACGTTAGAACTTATAGTACCTAATTCAACGTCACCAATTCTTGCAGTACCAGCAACTGTTCTTAATCCATCAGGACCTAAGAATATTAAGTCACCTGCAAATTCTTGAATTGTATCACCATTGATACAGCCTATGTCTCTTGTTACGTCTGATACTGCAAAGTTAGCTTCTGAACTACCTGACAGTTTAAATATTCTAGTTTCACAAAATATAAATAAATTATCACGGAAAACTTTAATTCCAGTTATCTCATCATCAACTTTAAAACTACCTGCTCCAATAGATACTTTAAGAGAGCCTTCTTGAAATGGCGAGCTAAATACAACTTCTTGTTTGTTTGCACTCATACCTGCATAAAACATATGGTTTTTAAAAGCAGCAACATGTTTAGCACCTGCTACAGCAGGAGGAAATTGGTCTGCTACTAACGCACCAACTGCATGGTCTGCGGCAACACTGCTTGATGTTGCTCTATCGACACCTGTAAAAGTTGTGCTAGTTTTACCTGTGTAAGTAAATAATTCATCACCTATAAGTAAAGAGCCAGAGCTATTAAATTGAGATGTATCAGGAACTGTTATAGTACCTCCACTAGCACCTCCTCCTGTACTCATACCTGTACCTGAAGCAATAGCCACAAGCAAGGATGTAGATTGTCCTGTACCCACAGTATCTACAGCAATATCTGCTGCAGCTAAACTAGAATTAAATACCGTAGGTGCATTTGCACCATCTACTACTATTATTTTATCTGTGCCATCAAAGTTAAACCGTTCAAAGTTATACTTTAATGCACCTGTTCTGCCACTGTCTCTACTAGTCCATGATGAACCACCCGGAGTAGCACTAAATATACTTGTTCCTCTAGCTGCTAATACTACATCACCAAAGGTTGCTACCATAAGTACCTTTTCAGCAGAGCTAGATGTAAAGGGTACGACTGCTGATACATACTTAGAGAAGCCATTTATTCTTCTATAACCACCCTCAACAGCAGGTTCAAAGTTTCTCAACTCTAATGCTTCACCCGGTTGCATCATAAAGGTAGACTTGTTTAAGACTAAGCCACCTTCACAATTAAAAGCTGAAGGCACTGTTTGAGATTGGTCTGCCATTTTAACTTACTCTTAAATTTAATGTAGTACTACGACTTCCTGAATTAGATTGTGGTATATAAGTAGACCTTACGTAATCATATCTATTAACTAATAATGTCTGCATGTTTTTAATACCTTGCTCAAATCTACCAAAGTTTAATTGATATTGTTGTGTTTCACCTCTATATTGATATACAAATGCTGTAGCACCATCTACGATAACAGCGGCAAATCTATCAGGTATAGTTGTAGTATCTCCATGTGCAGACATATCTGTTGGAAAAGAAAAGTAATCATACTTTAAAGTAAAAGATTTAAGTGGGAATGGATACAAAAGATAATTATTATCAGGAGTTCTAACTACAAACTCAGGTACACCACCACCATCAAACTGTGTTACAGTTACTCCACTAGCTGTAGAAGCCGCTGTTGTACTATTAGCACCTCTAGTACATCCTGTAAAAGTAGTACTAGAACCTATAGCTGTATATGTAATCTGTTCGTTACCTATAAACAAAGTTCCTGTGGTATCGAAACCTGATGTACTTGTAACAGTTATAGTTGTTACACTATCTGTATGTGTTGTACTTGTTGTTGTACTATTTATTTCATCTTCTTGTGTAATAAAACTATTAATATAATCATTATAGTTTAATATTTTTAAATTACCACCTGATACATTTAAATCAGCATCTTTTATTATTCTAAATGTATTATAGTCTACAGTTTTTGTTGTTGTAGCAACATCATATCTAACGACTCCTGCTGTCAATGTTTTTGTTTCTATAGCGTGATTAAAAGGATACTGAAACTCTTTTTGGTTTATGTATCTTATTGATTCATTGACTGCGTTTTGGCATTGAACTTGTATACCTCTAGCATTAGAAAAGTTTGTTGAAGTTAATGCAACCTCATTTAACCTTGCTATTACTTTATTTGTTAGTGTTAGGTAAGTTTCTGCCATAATAATTCCTAAGTAAAATGAAAGAGCAAGTTGCCCTGCTCTTTCATATATAAGTTAAGCTAATTGGTCTCTATCAACTTCATCAGGCTTGTCTAGTAATCCATGCCCATTACAATCAATGATTGTAGCATAGACTCTAATTCTACCTGCTGTAGCTGCCGCAACTAACTTGACATCAATAGTATCGGTAGTTCCAATAAATTGAGTATAGGTAGGAGCAGAGCCTGTACCTATAATGTTAGTCTGACCATTAGTACCTTTTGCTAAGTAACCAGCAGAAGTAGTGTCACCACCATCAATGATGTCATCACCTGCTGCAAAGTCAACGTCAATAGTTACACCTGAGTTAGTAACTTTCATTACTTCAACACCTGCGTTAAGGATTAAACTACCTGCTTGTATTTCAAGAGCTTGTAGAATGTCACCATCTGCAAATGTTAAACCACCTGCAATCAGAGCATCAAAGTCAACGTAAGTTTCTACAGTTTTAACTACGTTAGTATTTTTAGCCGAAGGGTATGCTGCGATTACATCTGATTCTACACCAGTTGTATCTTTAGAAGTTAAATCATAAGTTGCCATTTATACCTCCCTTACCCTACGTTATACTTGGCAGTAACGATTGCTTCAGGGCGAAGAATCTTTCTACCATACAAATGCATACCACGAACAATATCAGCAAAAGAATCAGGGTCTCTATAAGTCTCTGTCTTGTTGATTTGCTCGGCAGTAGCTACTGCTGA